ACAAAAAGTTTATGTTTTATACGACAATACTTGGACTGACATAACACCATCTGGCTTTGTAAACGATGCCGCCAATGATCCTCTTGGTTATGGTGCATACCACTATAACGTAGAAGATTATGGTGATGCTAGAAGTCAATCTGGACTACCTCTACAATCAGGTCATTTCTCCTTTGATAACTGGGGTGAGGATTTAGTCTTTTGTTTTTCTGGTGATGGCAAGATATACAAATGGAGGCCAGTTTCAGGCGGAACAGCTGATACCATTGGTACAGTAGTAACAAACGCTCCTACAGGCTGTCAGGCTGTCCTAGTAACCAATGAAAGGCATTTAGTTGCCATTGGTTCTGGTGGAGATCCTAGAAGGGTAGCTTGGAGTGATAGAGAGGATAGAAATACTTGGACATCTAAAGCTACCAATACAGCAGGTGATGTGCAAATACCAACAGGTGGTCGTGCATTACTAGGTGTTAAATACCAAAACGATGTCATAGTTTTTAGTGATACTGGTATTGATAGAATGAGTTATGTAGGCTCACCTTTTGTTTATGGTATAACCGCAGCAGGCGCAAACTGTAAAGCTGTTAGTAGAAGATCAGTCGTACAAACAGGAAACTTTCTTGCGTGGATGGGTGAAAACTCATTCTTTGTTTATGATGGTGTTGTAAGAGAAATACCATGTGATGTGCATGATTATGTATATGACCAACTAAATGTACCAGGAAGGAAAGCATGTTGGGGTGGACACAACTCTAACTTTAATGAAATATGGTGGGGTTTCCCAAGCGGTGATGGTATATATCTACCTAACAAATATGTAATCTGGAATTACTTAGAAAACACTTGGTCTATAGGTTCATTGGACAGAGGCTGTTGGATTGACCAAGGTGCGTTTGATTATCCTATAGCTGGTGATTCATCTGGTTTTATTTACCAACACGAATCAACAACATTATCTAACTCACCAAACTTAAATAGTGATGTGCCGTTCTGCACAAGCGGTCCAATAGAATTAGGTAATGGTGATAACTATGTGCAATGTAATCAGATTATTCCAGATGAAGAAGCAAACACATTACCAGGTGTAACAATAAGTTTTAAAGGTAAGTTTACCCCATTAGGTAGCGAGACAGACTTTGGTAGTTTTACCTTTGAAAGCGATGGATATACCGATGCTAGGTTTACAGCAAGACAAGTACAGATGACTGTAACAGGTAGCACAACACAAGACTTTCAAGTTGGTAATATAAGACTGAACTTAAAACAAAGAGGTAGAAGATAATGGATCTATCCTCACAAAGACAATATATACAAAGAATAGAAGTAGCGCACAGCATACTTACAACTACAGACTTAACAACATTTTATACAGCTCCAAGTGGTGATGACTTTACTTGTGCTGTAATTGAATCTATCTTGGTATGTGACCATGATAATCAGCAAACTAAGATTACCTTTACAGTAGATAATGCAGGTACTACTTACACTATATTTAAAGAATATAACATTACTGCTTATGATACAGAGGAGCTTTTAACTAGAAGTATGTTCTTACATCAAGGCGATGTTGTAAAAATACAAGCAGATCGTGCTGGTAATTTAACTGTTTATGCAAGTATTGTTGAGTATGGCAAAGGCGACTAATAAAGTAGTAGACATACAAGAGGCTAAAAGAGAGCCTTGGGAAGTTGAATGGGAAAGATGTAAGCCTTATATAGCAAAAGCTGTAAAACATCAAGATTCCTATACAATCGATGACATAGAGGATAAAATAAGGAATGGAATATTCCATTTATGGCCAGGCAAAAAGTCTGCATACATAACAGAATTTGTAATATATCCACAAGTGAAAGCCATGAACCTTTTATTTTGTGGTGGTAATTACGAAGAATTAGAAGAGATGCTGCCTTATATAGAAGAGTTCGCTAAGAAAGCTGGCATAAAAAGGCTTTACGGCGGTGGCAGAAAAGGATGGATTAGAAAGATAAAACATCTAGGATTTGAAACAGAATATTTAATTAGAAAAGACTTATGAGTAAAGGAAAAACCAGAACAGAAACATCGCAAGAATTGCCAGCATGGCAACAAGCACAATTTCAAGAGCTTTTTACCAAGGCTAAAGGTGTATCACAACAACCATTCTTACCCTATACAGGACCAATGGTTGCTGGTTTTTCACCAGATCAACTACGACAATTTCAAGCTACTAGAGGTATGTTTGAATCTGGTATGGGTTATGACCCAACACAAGCCTTACAAGGTATGGCACAAGATCAATTTAAGCCTACCATACAACCTGTCACTGGTTTTGAAGCACCAACCATAGAAGCAACACAAGCTCCAGGTGCAGCTCAAATAGGTCCAGTATCTACACCGCAGTTCAGAGGTTTATTAAGCCAAGACATAGGCGCTTATCAATCTCCGTATCAACAACAAGTCATAGATCTAGCAATGGGTGACATACAGCGACAAGCTGACATAGCAAGAACTGGCGCACAAGAAAGAGCAATCAGAGCAGGTGCTTTTGGTGGTTCACGTTCTGCATTATTAGAGTCTGAATCACAAAGACCTTACGCAGAGCAAATGGCTAGAACAGCAGCTGGTTTAAGACAATCTGGTTTTGAGCAGGCGCAAGCAGCAGCACAAGCTGATTTAGCAAGACAACAACAGTTAGGTATGTTTGGCTCAGAGCAACAGCAACAACGTGCATTACAACAAGCGCAACTTGGTCAACAAGCAGGTATCTTTGGCGCAGAGCTTGGACAGCAAAGACGTATGCAGCAAGCACAACTACAGCAACAAAGACAATTAGGTGGCTTAGACATTGCTGGCAGAGCTGCATTAACACAGCCACAATTAGAGATGCAGGCAAGACAACAAAGAGCAGGCTTGCTAGGTGGTTTACAAGGACAGCAATTACAACAATTGGGATTGCTAGGAGCAGCAGGAACACAACAGCAAGCATTACAGCAAAGAGCAATCGATGCACAAAGGGGCGAGTTCCAAAGAGCGCTTGGTTATCCACAACAACAGCTAAGTTTATTACAAGCAGGATTAGGTACACCATTAATAAGCACAACACAAACAGATTCAGAAAAAGCTGGTGCAGGTGATATTTTATCTAGTGTTTTTGGACTTTTTGGGTAGGTGATTAAATGAGTATAGGAAAACTACAAAACATGGGCGGTAACTTTGTTTCAAGACTTGGCGGTGCTGATATTTTAAAACAAGATGAATTATCTAAACTAGATCCACAACAATTAATGGCATACAACCAACAAAAAGAAGCTGCTAAAAATCTTGGTATGCGTGAGCTTTCTGCAAGACTTAGTGATGCTTTTGGTGGTAGGGATGTAACTGCTAGAGCAGCTCAAAGAAAAGCCATACAACAAGGTGAAGAAGAAAAAAGAAAAGCAGAAGAACAAATGCAAGTTTTTAAAGATGTTTCAAAAAACATATCCGCAAAAGATTATGCTTCAAACAAAGAATATTATACAGCTCTTGGAAAATCATATTTATCAAAAGGATTTGCAGATCAAGGAATAAAATTTTTAGAACTTGGAAAACCAACAACTGCAACAGATTTAACAAAACAATTAATATCATCAAGAAAAGATGAACAAAAAACTTTTAACGCAGTAAAATCTGGCGTAGATAATTTTAAACAAATAATGGATGCTGCTGAATCAGAAGGTGGTGCAGCTTCTTATGCTTTAATGGTTAAGTTTATAAAACAACTAGACGACTCTGTTGTAAAAGAGGGAGAGGTAAGAACTTTTGGAGATTTTCAAGGTCTTGCAGCTAATTTTAAAAATGCTGTTAATAAAGCTGAAGGAAAGGGTTTTACTGGAGAGACTAAAGCAGAAATTTTAAATTTAGCAAGACAAACAGTAGACAGGTTAATAAAAGACTACAATGACTACAGAGGCGGTACAGATATTTTTTATAACCAAATAGGGCTAAGTCCTGAACTTCTTTTTTCTGGATTAGAATTAAATACAGAAGGCTTGGATTTAGGAAAAACATATACAGCACAAGATTTTGAAACAATTGATGTATTAGACTAATGATAAAAAAAACAGCACAGTATGGGGATTTAGAAGTACCAGATAATTTTGATGAGTTAAGTCCTGAACAACAACAAAAAGAATTAAGAAAAGCTGCTGCTGGTAAACAAAAAATTTCACCCCAATCTGGCTCTATGTCTGCTTTAGAACAAGCTCAAGGTGTGCTTGCAGAGTCTTTACAGGGCTTGACCATAGGAACTTCTGATGAAATAAAAGCTGCTCTAGCAGAAGCTTTTAATTTGCCAAAAACAATTTTTACAGAGCAAGAATTGGGCGAAACATACACAAGGATAAAAGAAAAAGAAAGAAAAGAATTAGAAGAGTATGCTAGATTGTACCCAAAGTCAGCAATAGCAGCTAACATTGCTGGCAGCGTTTTACCAATTGCGGCATCTACCCTGTTGGGAGGGCCAGGCGGTACTGCTGCAACAACAGGTACTACAGCAGCTAGAGCAAAACAAATTTTAGATAGCAGCAGATTGCTTGCTGGTGGTATGACTAAACCAGGAGCCTCTTTAACAAAAAAAATGGTTGAGGGTGCAAAAATGGGTGGCGCACAAGGCGCTGTTGGTGCTGTAGGTTATAGTCAAGAATCAGATCCATTAACATTATCAGGACAAGCGGCAGGAGGGGCTGTATTGGGGGGATTGTTGGGCGCATCAGTTCCACCAACCCTAAAAGCAGCTGGCTATGTTCTTAATAAGCTTTCACAACCCATAGTACAAACTTATAAAAAAATATTTACTCCAGATTCTGCAAAAGTAAATTTTACAAAAAACGAAATAGAACAAATCAAAAGCATTAGTACTGATTTTTTACAAGATGAAATAGACATTGACCAAATAATATCAAAAATATCTAATAATATTTCAGCTGATAAACTTGAGGGTGTTACTCCTGTTGAAATACTCGCTGATTACGGTGGGGATGCTGTTAGGAAAAAACTTCGCGCAATGAACTTAGAAATTCCTGGAGGAAAAATTAAAGAAACTTTGGTTGAAAGGGGAACTGGAAGTGTTGAGGCAAAGGGAAAAGATTTATTGCAAGACAGAGTGTCAAATATACAATCGACAAGAATTATCAGTTCTTTGAAAAATTCAGCAAATAAAGTTATTAAAACAAAAGGAATAAATCTTGAGGGTGGGGTGGACAGTTTGTCAGAAACCATACAAAAAAAAGTAGGTCCTTTGTATGATGTGGCATACCAAAATAACAGGGCGGTTGACAATTTGGATATTTATAAATATTTAGAAGTTCCTGTAATAAAAGAAGCATACGAAAAAGCAAGAAAGAATTATTTATTAGAAACAATTAATAAAAATCCTGGTATAGGTATAAGCACAGCAGATGAAATTGGAATACCACCATTAAAAAATCTTTTAATAAAAAACGAAAATGGACAAATAGTTGGTGTTAGTAAAAACCTACCACTAGCATTTTTAGATCAAATAAAAAGATCGGCAGATGGAACTACTTATGCGTTAAAAAGAGCAACAGACAGAAGCAAAATAACATCAAGAGAGGCCAGCAATAGAAAAAATATTGCAAATCAATTTAGAGATTTATTAAAAAATTCTGTTAATGGCGATGAATATGCAGATGCTTTATCTCAGGCTGCTGATAATTTTGCATTGAAAGAAGCTTACGAATTGGGTCAAAAATCAAAAGTTTTATCAAAAACAAAAACTGGTAATGTTTTTAGTCAAGAATACGAAAATTTAAAAACCACAGTTGAAAAAGATGCTTTCAAAATGGGTGTATTTAATAATATTTTAGACGGAATAAATGCAATGACAGATAGCTCAAATCTTGCTGAGAAATTAACTAATAACCCAGCACTTAGAGATAAAATACAAATTTTATTTTCTGGAACTGACGGATTTGAGGGTTTTATTAATAGATTAGGAAGAGAAGATCAAATTGCGCAAACTGGTAAAGATGTTTTAAGAGGCACAAGTCAACAATTTGGAGATGATAGAGGTGGATTTTTACAATTTTTATCAGATCTTTTTGTTGCTGGTTCAGAGCCAACTGGGTCTGCTGGTATAAGATCACAAGCAAAAATAGCAGGACAAACCAGAGATATTCTTTTTGACACAGGAACAAAAAATCAAAAAGCATTTCAAGACATTATGTTATCGCAAGACCCAAAAAAACAACAAGATATTTTAAAACTAATGAAACAATTACAAAAAACTGAAATATCTGAAGCTGAAAAATCTAACATTCTAAGATCATCATTAATTAGAAGCACAGCACCATCATCAATAGAAGCATTAAATCAAACTTTATTTGACGATTAACCCCATGCCACGCCAATCTGAAAGAGTTGGCCGATCTGGAGAATACTTAGTAGCCTCGCTACTTTCTTTACACGCAGATACTGTAATGATAGTTCCACATAGCGCGGAGGCAGACATTGTTTTTGATGTTGACCATACTCTATATAAGTGCCAGGTTAAAACACAATCTAAAATACAAACACATAGAGTCTCATGGCAGTTTGATTTTAGGCGTGGTGCTTTTACTAAAAATAGGCAATACGAAAAAA